GCTGCACCAGGTCATTACTGATGCCGTCAAGGCGCAGTTTCCCGACCTGGCCACCGTTGAGTTTTATGGGGATTCAAGGCGCGACCCGATCGCACCGGCCTGCCTGCTGGAACTGGAAGAATTTAAGAAATACCATGAGCAAGACCCAGGCACCGGCCAGCTGCCAGTCACCTGCCATTTTGCAGCGCGCCTGGTGATTGGGTTTCGAGAGCCGAATGCGAAGCTGGAAGTCAGGAAATTGGCTGCTGCGTTTGCCGCCTGGCTGCATGAGCGTACCTGGCGCGCAGCTGGTGCGCCCAGTGGGCCTGCAGACGTGCTGGGCGCGTACAAGGATGATTTCAGTCCTGAACTGGATCAATTCGAGGTTTGGCGCGTGGAATGGACGCAAGAAATCCACCTGGGCCAGACTGTCTGGACCGATGGCACGCCGATTACCGATGTTTATATTCGGCCTGATGTGGTGCCAGGCACGCTGGATGGCCAGCCAGTGATCCATGACCAGCCTGACGGCATCCACCACCCGATTGACGAATACACGCAAATCGCGCCATGAGTTACGAATTATCCGAAATGGATCGCCGCCTGGGCAACATCGTGCGCCTGGGCGCGGTGGCTGCCGTTGACCTGGCCGCCGCGCCGCCCATGGTGCAGGTGGACATAGGCACCGCCGATGAACCGCAGATCACCGACTGGCTGCCCTGGATGACCAGGCGCGCAGGGCGCACCAAGCAATGGACGCCGCCTGATGTGAATGAACAGGTGGTGATTCTTTCGCCTGGTGGTGAGATTGCACAGGGAGTGGTTTTGCCTGGCGCGCTGTTCAGCGACCTGTTCCCAGCCAATGGCACCGCGCAGGATTTGTGGCGTGTGACGTTCCCTGATGCCAGTGTGGTGGAATACGATTCAGCTGCGCATGTGCTGACGGTGAATGTTGGCAGCGGCCAGGTGGTGGTGAACTGCAGCACCGCCACCGTGAACGCCACGCAAAGCACCACGCTGAACACGCCAGACACATTTTGCAAAGGCAAATTGACGGTGGACGGATTAATCACCGGCAAAGGCGGCCTGGCAGTGTCGGGCGGCAGCGGTGCGGCAGCTGCCATCACTGGCAGCATGACGGTGACCAGCGGTGAATTGACCGTTGACGGCATTGGATTGAAGGGCCACCACCACACTGCGCAGGGTTCCACGTCACCGACTACCGCCGCCCAGGCATAGCGGGAAAAACCACAAGAGGACCACCATTCATGGCCAGCCCATACTGCTGGCCATGAATGGAACAGACGCCACCACCGGAAAATCACTGCAGGGAATAGACCACCTGCGGCAATCAGTGCGCGACATATTGACCACGCCGCTGGGCAGCCGCGTGATGCGACGCGACTATGGCAGCCGCCTGTTCCAGTTGATTGATGCGCCGATGAACCGGCAAACCATTGCAGACGTGCGCGCCGCAGTGGCTGAAGCCATTTCACGCTGGGAGCCGCGCCTGCAGCTGCAGCAGGTGCTGATTTCCAGCACTGAACCAGGGCTGCTGGAAATTGACGTAAGTGGCCTGTATTTGCCGAACGGCCAGCAGGTCAAACTGAGTGGAATACAGGTTAGATAATGGCCAATACATTTACCGCCGTTGATTTGTCGCAGCTAGCACCGCCAAACGTGGTGGAACCGCTGGACTTTGAAACGATATTCGCAGACATGCTGGCAGATTTGCAGCTGCGCGATACCACATTTACTGCGCTGGTCGAGTCAGATCCGGCATTCAAGATTCTGCAGGTGGCCGCCTATCGTGAACTGCTGCTGCGCCAGCGCATCAATGACGCTGGCCAGGCCGTGATGCTGGCCTATGCCATCGGCGCAGACCTGGATCATATTGCCGCCCGCTATGACGTGGAACGGCTGTTGATTCAGCAGGGCGACCCTGACGCGATACCGCCTACGCCTGACATTTATGAAGCTGATGATGACTTGCGCAAGCGCGTTCAGCTATCGATGGAAAGCTACACCACCGCAGGCAGCGTGGGCAGTTACACCTATCATGCATTGAGCGCCAGCGGTGATGTAAAAGACGTGAACGTCACCAGCTTGACGCCTGGCACCGTGAACGTGGCGGTGCTGTCCTATACCGCAGACGGCACGCCACCGCAGGCCACCATTGATGCGGTGGTGGCTGCGCTGAACGCGGAAACGGTGCGCCCGCTGTGCGACACCGTTTCAGTGCAGGCCGCCACCATCGTGAATTATGCGATTACCGCCACGCTGAAATTATTTGCAGGCGTGGGCCAGGCGCAGGTTCTGGCCAATGCGCAGGCCGCCGCCGAAGCCTACGCAGTCAACCAGCATAAGCTGGGCCTGGATGTCACCAGGTCGGGCATTTTTGCAGCACTGCACCAGGCAGGCGTGCAGAATGTCACGCTGACCGCACCGGCAGCTGATTTGGTGATGGACTGGAACCAAGCCGCCTATTGCACAGGCGTCACGCTGACGTTTGGGGGCAATGCGGAATGACGTATGAGCGCAGATCACCGCAGCAGTTAAAGCGCGCCAGCATCGCGTCATATTTTGACCGCAATGGCGTGCGCCAGGATGCGCCCGCGAACCGCGCCAGGTATGACTATGACCCAGCCACCGGCGCGCTGCTGGGATTCTTGACTGAGGACCGCAGAACAAACATGGTGCGCAACAACACCATGCAAGGCGCTGCCCTGGGCGCGCTGTCCACATCGCTATCGTCTGGCGTTTTGGGCCGCTTGCCAGCGGGCTGGGCGTGGGTGGCGTCATCGAACCTGCAGATGGCCATTGTCGGCATTGGCGTTGAGGATGGCATTCCTTACCTGGATGCGCGTGTGTTCGGCACTGCCAGCAGCACCAGCGCCTGCACCATGCCGTTTGATTCTTACACGTTCGCACAGGTGGCGGGCGGTGAAGCATGGAGCGCATCGGTATTTGCGCGCCTGATCGCTGGCAGCCTGGCTGGCCTGGCCAGTATGCGCATCGGTATGCGTGAACTGGATGGCGCAGGCGCGTTCGTGCAGGAACTTGTTACTTACATGACGCCTACCGCAGCGCGCCTGGCCGCGCAAAGGTATGCAGTTTCCGGCAATACCGCCGCCGCCACGCGCAGCATTTCTGGCCGCATGCTGTTTTACCCAGTCAACGGCGCAGCCATTGATTTCACGATACGCATTGGTATGCCGCAGTTGGAACAGGCCACCGCGCCCAGTTCCGTCATCGCCACCGCGCCCACGTTCACCGGCAGGCCGAGCGTGGCCACCTACTTTGATGAAAGTGGCGTGCTGCGTGATGCGGCAGCTGGCGTGGCGCGATACAACTATGACCCGATAACGCGCAAGCCTATCGCGCTGCTGTTGGAGCCGCAGCGCACAAATTCTGTGCGCAATAACGCCATGCAAGGCGCAGCAGCTGGTGCGCCAGGCACGCTGCCCAGTAATTGGGTGGAAACGATTGGGGGCGGCATCACCAGGCAGGTGGTGGGCGTGGGCGTGCAGAACGGGATCAATTACATTGATGTGCGTTATACCGGCACGCCCACATCAACATCGTATAACGCCATTGCGGTGGAAACATCATCTGGCGTGGCCGCTGCAGTCGGCCAGGCATGGATGACCAGCATGTTTGTGGCGCTGGTGGCTGGTTCGTGGGCGAACGTAACATCGCAGGGAATTGGTTTTGTCGAATATTCGTCAACCGGCACCGCGCTGGCGTCTGGCGTGGGCACGAACATCACGCCGAATGCCGCGCTGACCAGGTATGAATATGCGCGCACGCTGGTGAACGCATCCACTACAAAGTATGTAAATAATTTCAGGTGGAACTATGTGAACACCACCACGCCTGTGGATTTCACGCTGCGCATTGGCCTGCCGCAGATGGAGCTAGGCGCATACAGCACCACGCCAATCAAAACCACGGGCGCAGCTGCCACCCGATCTGCCGACACTTACGCATCAGCCGCCGTCACCCGCGAAGCAGACGAACCAATTTACTGGACGTTTTCGCCGCTGCTGCCGCCGAATGCCACGCCGCAAGAACGCACGATGGAAACCGCGACGGCGCGCATTGGTGGCGTGCCTGCGCTGGTGAAGGACTTGTGGAACGTGGACACCTGCCCGCTGGAGTTTCTGCCCTGGCTGGCGTGGGCGTTTGGCGTGGATGAATGGCAGGATGACTGGGCCGAAGAATCCAAGCGCGCCACGATTCGTGAAGCGGTGATGGTTCAGCGCCGCAAAGGTTCTATATGGTCGATTCGCCGCGCCCTGGAGAACGCTGGGTTTGGCAATTCGGTGCTGCAGGA